ACTTTGTCCCCATGTGTTTATGAACCTTCACGCTGTCTTTCAACGTCCTGCGCTTCACCGCCAGCGGGTCTTCGTAGCTGTACCAGTCAACGTGCATATCATAGGCCAGTATGTCCACCAGTTCTTCCGGTAATTGGTCTATCCTGGAATAGATCAGCACGTCTTCCATATGGCCGCTGACGGCCAGCAGTTCCGCCGTCAGGCTTTTTGCCAGCGCGATCATTTTCGGGTCATGCTGTAGGGCCGTGGGAAATATCTGTGTGAAGTCGATCTGGTAAATATCGTTATTCATCTTCCGTGCCCCCGTTCAGCACCGTTTCCGGCCCTTCCAGCCGCGCAACGGACGTTCCGGGCACAACGGCAAATTCCGGCTGCCGGATCACGGCCCTTTTGATCCCCGCGTCCATCAACAGGCGGTGCAAATAGGACGGGTTAATATCCCGCCCCATTTTCCCGGTCTGCCATTTGACATACACGGCTACGGCCTTTCGTGCTTCTTCCTCAATGATCGCGCTGCTGGTTTGGCTGTAGCGGGGAAGGTAGATCGTAGCGTCAATGGTGAACAGCACTTCGTCCGGCTTCGACACGATCACTTTGTCGGTCAGCGGTCGAACCTTGCTTGCGTTCAAAGCGTCCTGTATTTCCTGCATGGTTGCTTCCGTTGGCATTTCCCCGCCGTTCAGCAGCACCCTAATATCAACCACCCCCGGTTCCGGCGTTGTGGCTGAAACGTCCGTAATGGCCGCAGAAACGCTTTTGACGTGGTAACTGTAGCCCCCTTCCGGCCCCGCTGTGCTGAAACTCTCCATGCTTTCCCGCAAACGCTCATAGTAGCTTTGATCGCTTTCCTTGTCCGCTCCGCCCGCCGTCCGCGTGATATTCTCCACCTTCCAAAAGAAGTCGTAAGTATCCACAATTTCTTTGATCTGCCCGGCGGCTATGTTGTTTCCCACAATGCCCGGCGTTTGACATTCCCCCAGAACGTCCCCGTAGCTGTCCCCGGCGGCGATCTCCAATTCTTCCGTTGTGGAAAATACAATTTCTCCGTCAAAGTTGATCCGCGTCCCCTTCGGTACAATCACGCTTTGCGGCTGCGTCTCCGAAATGTAGAAGCGGAAAACGGCGCTTGCTCTTGCTTCCGGCAACCGGAACGTGTCTTTGAACAGCTCCCCCAGGCTGTCCAGATACTTCCCGTTCGCGTAACGCGGCACGTTCTTTTTTGCGGTTTCGTTGATTATGATCCGCTGCTGAATAACGATGCTGGCGGCCCAGGCAATGAAAAGCCGTTCCGGGGAAGCCGGGTAAACCTTTTTCGTTTTCCCGGTCATTTCCTTGTACATCAATTCAAACAGTGCGATCATGCTGTTTTCTATGGTTTCCGTGTCGGTTTCCACAAATTCAATGTCCGGGTATTCCCGCTTGTTCATCCCTTCTTCACCCCCGTTATTTCAACCGTGATTTCCATATCCCCGTGAACATTGTTTGCGGCAACCGTGATTTCCCCCAGAATCGCCCGTGGTTCGTACTGTTCAAATTGATCGTGAATGTTCGCCACAATCTCATTTGCCACCACGTTTACAGGGCGGTGTAAGCGGTCTGTATTCATGCCCAGCCCCCGGATCAGCGGAACGGATTTACAAAAGCTGTCAAGAATGATCGCGCCGTTGATCAGCACTTCTTCTTCCACCGTCTGCGGGTCAAGGCAAATATCTTCCAGTATCTTCCCGTTGTTCTTCAAAATCCACGACACGGCGCTACCTCCTGGCGTATTCTTTCAGTGACAGCGTGGTATTTGCCGCCCAGCAGTTTCCCCGGTTGTCAAAGGTCTTCAATTCTGCGGACATTTTGGTAATGGCCCATTTATAATCCCCGTATACGTGGCCGCCCAGCACCAGCCGTTCTACCGCCCCGCTCCTGATCATGGCCCGCAACCGCTCCACTTCCAATATCGGGTTTGTGCCCAGGAAGACAGAAAACTTAACGGGCAGGCTGATTGTTTCCAGGTCAGGCCCCAGAAATTCCAGAAGATCCGGCATCATGTGCCGGTCGTGCGTGGCGTAGCTTGCGCCCACGTCCCATTGCAGTTTTTCAAACGTCCTTATGGTATTGCTGGACACGACAAAGGACAGCGAACCAAAACCGCCCAGCTTCCCCACGGCTTACACCTCCCCTACAACGTATCCGTCCCCGTCCCCGCCTGGCCGCATGATGCACAGCACCCACGCCCCCGGTTTCGGGTTCCAGTCCATTACATAGGCTTCGTGCTGGTGTGGGCAATGGCTGCACGCCGTCTTTACCAGATCGTCTTCCTGATCCGGCGGCTGCTTGTTCGGCGCAATGTGGCGGGGCCGGGCAACAAATTTCAGTTCCGAACTTTTCATACCGTTTCTATCCTGGAACTTTACGCGCCCTTTCCGTGTCACCGCGTCAAAGGTCTGTACCTCGCCAATCCTGATTATCCGTTTCAGCGCGTCCAGTATGTCTTTGTCCATTTGCAGGGAAGCGCCGCTTTGTCCCGCCATCAATACCCCTCCAATATCTGCACTAATTCAATGTCGGTTGTGTAGCCGCCCAATAGCTTGTGTTTTGCGCTCTTGATGCGGTATTTCCGGTCAAAGGACTGGAAGCCCCGCAGTTGAACCACCACGCCCGCCACAAGCTGAACGTCCCCAACCATAGAAAAGCTGGCCGTTATTTCCCCTTCGTTCTTTTCCCGCAAGCGCTTTTTTGCAATGCGCATGGCTTCCGCCGTGTCTGCAACCTTTTCATTGATTTCCAGCACTTGCCCCGTTCCCGCGCTGCTGTCCGGCGTGAACGTGTATTCTATCGTTTCTTTCTTTTCGGAATCGGAATAGCTGACATGACAGCTGGTGTATGCTGTATCCTTCATGTTCGTAGACAGCCGGAAAGAAAGAATATCGCTGCTTCCATAAGTAATGGTTTTAATCGGCGGTTTCCCGTCATAGTCCTGCTTGTCAAAGATAACCACGGCTAATTCCGTGATTTTCAACGCTTTCCCTTCCGCGTGGCAAAGCGTCTGTAAAAACCGTATGTCCGATTGCTGCACCTGTTCTTTTTTTGTGTACTGCGGATTTTCCTTGCTTTCATACAGCAGGGACAGGCCAGCTTCCCCGGCGATCTGTCCGGCGATCGCCTTTAGGGTTGTATTCTCCCAGTTGCGGCACTTCTTCTGCATCCGCAACGTGGACGTATACGGAATGGAAGTTCCGCTTAATGTGGTTTTCATCGGCGGCCCCGCAAGGCTGGCGCTGTCGATCTCAAACGTGCCGCAGTTCAGCACGCCGGAACGTCCGCTACCCTTCCAGTCCAGTTGTGCAAGCTGTACCTGCACCATTTTAACGGACGTGGCCGCCGGGCCGCTTCCCGCGCCGTTTCCGCCGCCGCTGGCGGCGTTTCCGGCTCCACCCTGGGTATCTGTACCCCCCGCCGCCTGCGTGGCCTGTACGGCTTCTGTAGGCGTTGACGTGGCTTCTCCCCCGGTTGTGATCTTGAACACTTGCCCAGGGTAAATTAAATCCGGGTTCTTGATCCCGTTTTCCTGCACGATCTGCGTATACTTTGACGCGCTGCCCAGATACTTTGCCGCTATGCCGGAAAGAGTATCCCCGCGCTGCACGATATAATCAATGGTTTCTGTTTGCGCTATTTCCCGCTGTACCAGCTTCCCCGTTTCCGGCGGCGCAATCGTGGTTTTTACCTCCACCCATTGACTGTTCCCGCTGTTTACGGCGTTGTCGTAGGATAGCTGAAAATCGTCCGCCGCGTCTTCTTCGTTGTCCGTGTACGTTGCGGACAAAAGGCGGTCTGTCAGGTCTTCCGGCAACGCCCCGCCGATCGCCACAACCCGCAATTCAACCCGCCGCGCAATGCTCATTCAAGAATCCCCCTTTTCCACGGCGGTAATTGCATATCCACGGGATCTTCCGCCGCCGGGATGGTCAGAACCACCCCGGCGGGGAAGATAACAACAGCGGCATGATCGGCGTTGGCCTTAATCAGCTGATCCGTGTATAAGACGCTCCCCATTTGCTCATAGGCGATCTTGTCCCACATATCGCCTTGTATGGTTCTGTAGGTCTTACTCATAAACCGCCCTTCTTTCGTCTTCCGCGTCCTGCCGCTGCATTTCTCGGATTTCCCGGATCAATTTCTGGTTGTTCGCTTCCAGTTTCTGTTCCAGATCGTCCGGCTTGTCCCCATTCACAACGATCGTGGGGGAATTGTTTACAGTTATGTTTTGTGTACCGCCGCCGCGTCCGGGGTTCCGTGTGACTTCCGGCGCGGTCTTCACTTCTGCCACGGGGTTTCCCCCGTAGCCGCCCACCTGCACCGCCGCTGGCGCGGCCTTTACCGCTGCGGCGGCCCGGTTGCTGGTTTCCAGGATCTTTTGCGTCCGCTCCGCCGTGTATACGGTCATGCCGGGCGCGTTGGTGATCAGTTCCGGCCCCTTCTCGCCCGCTATAAAGGTGCTGGGCGTTCTGGCCGTGCCCCGTGCGAACGTGGGCAGTTGCGGGATATTCACGCCCTTGCCGCCGACAACTGGCACCCAATCCGGGATCTTGATGCTGTTAAGCCCCGCAATAGCGCCGTTGATAATTCCGATTATGTTGTTGATAACGCCCTTTACAATGCTTGTCAGGGCATCCCACGCGCCGGAAAATACGCTTTTTATCCCCTCCCAGGCTTGCCCCCAGTTACCGGAAAAAACGCCCGTGATAAACTGGATCAGACCGGACAGGACGGTTGCAAGGCCGTTCACAACGCCGCCTATGGTGTTGAACACGTTCTGGAAGATCGCCAGCACGGACGGCAACACGGCTTGAACCGTTGTGAAAATCTGCTGCAAGATCGGCTGTATGATATTCCAGATGGTTGTAAATACGGTTTGCACCACGGGAAGCACGGCGGACAGCACCGCCGTAATAGTAGCTGCCAGGAATTGAACGCCGCTGACGATTGCCGGAAGGACGGTTGAAACAATAAAGCTGAAAATCTGCTGGACAATCGGGAAAACGTTCGTTTGCACAAACGTTATGATCTCGCTGATAACGGGCATGATCCCGGCAATGAATCCGCCGATAACCGGAATAATTCCCGCTATAAAATTCGCTATGGCTTGCACGATCTGCATGATAACCGGGGCCGCCTGCTGTATACCGCCGACAATTCCCGGTATCACATCGGACACGATTACGCCCAGCACTTGTTCCGCCACTGGCACAACGTGTTCCGTGATGAAGCCCACCAGGCTCCCGATCGCGCTTCCTACGGTCTGGGCGGCCCTTATGAAGCCGTCAAAAACCGCCGTTCCCTTCGCACCGAAAATGCTTTCTATCTTCTGGCGGGCCGCGTCCATGTTGCCGCCGGAAAATACGTTCTTTATCGCGTCCCCAGCCGCCGTAACGGCTGCAACGATCTTGTCAAAGATTTCAAGGCCCTTGTCCCCGAAAATCCGGCCTACCGCTTCCCGTACCTTGTCAAAGTTCTTCCGCAGAAGCTGGACAACGGTAATAACCGCCGCAACCACGGCCACTATAGGCAGTATCTTCCCGGCTATTCCGCCCATTCCGCCCAGCAGGTTTTTTATGCCGCCCAGCGTTGTAAGTGATTTTCCCAGGTTTTTTAATCTGCCAATCAGTCCAATGCTCCCAGCTTGCAGGATCAGGAACTTGCTTCGTAGTGTTTCGAGTACAATCTTTGCTGTATTTACTCCCAGGCTCATTTCCTGGAAGCCCAGTTTTAGGCCCAGCCCGCCCAGCTTCAGCGCGGCCAGCGCTCCAACCACCTTTAGGACGGTTTGCACCAGCTGCGGGTTTGCCTGGGCAAATTCTGATACCTTCGTGACCACCCCGGCCACTTTGTCCGCCACGTTGCCTACGATCGGCAAAAGGTTCTGGCCCAGCACAATTTGCAGGTTGTTTATGCTGTTTTTGGCCTTTGCCATTTTGTTTTCCGTGGTGTCCGCCATAATGCCGAACGCGGTTTCCGTTGCGCCTACGCTGTTCAGCATACCTTCAACGCTTTCGTTGAAGCCGTCCACCCCGTTTGACAGGATGGACATAGCCGCTTTTCCGGCTTCCGCGCTGCCGAACATATCAGCTATGGTTTTCCCGCTCTTTTGTGCTTCCTTTTGGAGAACGTCCAGCACTTCCGCAAGGCTTGATCCGTTCGCCATCAGATCGGAAAAACCGCCGCCCGCAACCTTCCGCAGAATCTTGTCCGCCGTGCTTCCACTCTTGCCCAACTCATTCAGCATGGAGTTTGCATAGGTGGTTGTTTCGGCTGCGGCAATACCCTTGGAAGTCATTATGGCGTATGTAGCGCCCAGCTGTTCCAGCGAAACATTATAGGCGTTTGCCGTGGGGATAATCTTGCCCATGACGGACGATAATTCCCCCACGCTCACTTTGCCCTTGTTCTGGATCTGGATCAGCATATCGCTGACGTTCCCCACCTTGTCCGCGCTCATTCTGTAGGCATTTAGAATGGTGGTTAATACGTCAAGCGTTTGTGACGTTTCCGCAAATCCCGCTTTCGCCAGCTTCGTACTGTAGGAAACAAAGTTGACGGCATCCCCGGTTTGCTGTCCCGCCGAAATGGCGTTGTAAACGTCTTCCGCAAGGGCGCTGGCTGCCACGCCCGTTTTATTGGACAGGGCCATAACCTCTTGCGAAATTTTTTCAAGCGGAACCTGCGTGGTATCCGCTATAGTGTTCACCTTCGCCAGCGCCGCTTCGTATTTCTGGGCCGCCTGGACTGGCCCGGCGTAGATCGCCGCCGCAACTGCGGTATGGGCTCCAACTGTGCCCAGTATTTGCGTTTTGGTCGCAGAAATATTTTGCTTGATCTTTTCCTGCTGCTGGTTA